TTCCACGCTCTACAACACCCTCATCGCCAGCGGCAGCACCTTCCAGGTCGTCACCTTCAACACCAACTTCAACACCCTGAGCGAACCCACCGCCGGCGGTGGCGATCCGGTGTTCGAAGACACCACGCTGATCCACGACCCCGAAGACACGCAAGACATCGTCAGCTCCTCGCCGCAAACCTACGGCTTCCTGAGCGTGTGGGAGCCGGGCAACCCCGCGCTGGTCGAGGCCAACAAGGCCTTTGTCACTCGCACGCCCCGGGCCTTCCTCATCACGTTCTCCGATGGGGCGAAGTTCGCCGCCTACGCCACCTTCAGCGCGCCGCTCGCGCCTTCGGCGAGCGGCAAGAAGGTCACCACGCCGATTAACCTGAGCCTGCGCGCATCGGGCACCTCGTACGCCACCTGATCACCGTCATGACCACGCTGCAAGCCGCTCCCTCCGTCGTCCCGCGCAAGCAAACCGAGCCCGTGCCCGAATGGGGCGGAGACGTCATCGTGCGCGGCCTCATGGCCAGCGAAGCCTTCGCCGTGCTGGCCCTGCGCCAGCAGGCGCTGCGTCGCGTGCGCTCCAAGCTGCCGGCCGACCCCGCGCAGCCGCCCGAGGGGGATCAGGCCGCGCCGGCCGAGGCCGCCCCGGCGCCCGATCTCGAGTTCGAAGAGCTCCGCACCTACGGCCTGCACATCTCGCACCTGCTGGCGCGCGCCGTCGTCAACGCGCAGGGCCTGGCGCTGTGCACCGTCGAAGAGTGGGAGATCTGGACGCAGCACCAGCCCGCGATGTGCAGGCGCCTGCAGGCGGTGGCCGAACGCCTTAGCGGCCTGAGCGAAGAGGCCGTCGAAAAAAACTCGCCGCAGAGCCCGAGCTGAGGTTCCGCCTCTGGCTCTGCGTGCGCCTGGCGTGCGCGCCTGCTGAAGTGGGCGAGCGCTACACGTCCGAGGAATACCAACAGCTTTACGCCATGTGGCGGCAAGGGCAGCTCTGAAAATGGCCGACAAAGACATCAAGTACACGATCACGGCTGAAGACCGCTTCGCCCGCACCTTCGCCAGCTTGAAGAAGGACTTGGCCACGGCGCGCGATGGTTTTGGCTCCACGCTCGATGTGGCCACCAAGCTCAACGCCGGGCTCGGCCTGGTGGCCTTTGGTGCGGCAGCCGTGGGCGGCGGCATCGGCCTCGGCCTGCGCAACCTGGCCAAAGACATTGATGCGCTCAACGATTCCAGCGACGCGATCGGCGACACCGTCGAAAACCTGAGTGGCCTCGAGGATGTCGCGCGCAGGAATGGCGAGTCGCTCGACCTGGTGACGTCGTCGCTGATCAAGATGAATCAGACGCTTGCGGCTGCAAAAAAGGACAGCCCTGCCGCAATTGCACTTAAGGCAATCGGGCTTGAAGCAAGCGCCCTTCGCAGCATGGCGCCCGCAGACGCATTGACACAAATCGCGCGGGCGCTCAGCGGGTATGCGGATGACGGCAACAAAGCGCGCATCGTCCAAGAGCTGTTCGGCAAAAGCCTGAAAGAGGTCGCGCCGTACTTGAAGGACCTGGCTGACGCTGGAGCTCGCAACGTCACCGTGACGCGCGAACAAGCGGCCGAAGCAGAACGCTTCAACAAGCATTTGTCTGTGCTGGCCACGGAAGCCAACAACGCCGGCCGGAGCCTCGTGGGCAACTTGATTCCTTCCATAAACGAGGCGTTCGCGCGCACGAAGGATCTGAGGGAACTATTCGGCGGATTCGCGAGCGGCATCGGTAGTCTGGCGTTGTCGAGCCCGTTCTCGATTTCGGACAGCGATCTCGAGAAGCAACGCAAGCAACGCAGCGAGATAGAAAAGCTCGAAACGTCAATCAAACGCCTGCAGGACGTACAGGCCCAGGGCGGGGGCCTCTCGCTGGCCGACACCATCACCCGCCAGCAAGCCGATTTGCAGGCTGCGAGGAGGCGCATGGAATTTTTGAATCGAGCACAAGCGCGCGAAGCTTTGGCCAGTGCCGGATCAGACCTCGACGAACGACGCTTCCGCCCCAAACAATCGGTGTTGCCAGACCTGACCAACGCGGGCGGCAAGGTGCAGGTCAGCGAAGCGCAGCGTTACCTCGAATCGCTGCAACGGCAGGGTGAAAAGCTGCAGGAGCTCTCCCAGTACGAGCAGGTGCTGCTCGACATCCAGAAAGGCCGCATCGACGGGCTGACCCCGGCGCTCGAGCGCCAGATCAAGGCCACCGCCCGCCAGGTCGATCTCGACAAGCAGGCCATCGAACTCCGCGATTCGCAGGTGGCCTCGCAAACTGCCGTGGCCCGCGCCGCGCTCGACAACGTTGCCGCCATCGACGAAAACAACAGAGCCCTGCAGGCCGAGATTCAAACCATCTCTCTCACGCCGGCCGCCCTCGTCGATGTCGAACTCGCACGCATCCGTTCCACCATCGCATTGCGCCAGCAAACCATTGCGGAGCGGGAAGCTGCCGGTGTGGGTGATGAGCGCCTGCAGGTGCTCAACGCAGAAATCGAGGCACTGAAAAAACGCGCCGGCCTGCTCGTCGACAAGGTCGATGCGGAGGGCAAGAAAGCGGCGCGCGATGCCGCCGACATCGTGGCAGTCGATACGAAAACGGACCTTGCGGACTCCATCGCGCAAGGCATCCTTGAAGGCACGCGCAGCGGCCGAAGCATCTTCGACACGTTCCGCAAGGAGATCGAGGCCCAGTTCGCCAAGACCATCCTGCGGCCGATGATCAGCCCCGTGGTCGAAGCCGGCAACAAGCTGCTCGAAGGCGTGTTCAGCAGCCTGGCCGGCGCGTTCTTCAACACCACGCCGAGCGGTTATGACTACCGCGGTACCGTGCTGCCGGACATCCTTCGCGGCGGCAAGGCCAACGGTGGCGGCGCGCGCGCCGGCCATCGCCTCACCGTCAACGAAAACGGTACAGAAACCTTCATTCCCGCAACTGACGGCGTCATCCTGAGCGGCAGCCAAACCGCGGCCATGAAAGGCGGCGTGACGAACAACTACTACAACAGCCAAGTGGTGGTGCAGGGTGACGCTTCCGAGCGCACCCTGGGCCTGATCAACGCCGCGATCGCGCGCAACAACCAGCAGTTGTCGCGCTCGCGCGCAACCGGCGGCGCCTGGGCCGATCGCTGAGCATGGCCACGCTCAACTGGCCCGCCGGCCGCGCCTTCGGTGCGCGCCATTACAGCTTCGGCGTATCGACACCCAAGAGTGCCTTCGCGGGCTTTTTCACCGGCCAATCGCAAAGCATCAGCCACCTGGCCGATCGCCTGCGTTGCACCGTGCTCATGCCCAAATGCGAGCCGGTGGATGCGGCTCGCCGCGAAGCGTTTTTCATGGAAGTCGGCAGCGCCGGCCACTGGGTGCGCATGGGCCACCTGCAGCGCACGGAACCCGCCGGCACCCTGCGAGGCACTCCCACACTCGTTGCCAATGCGCTCGCGGGTGCGCGCAGCATCTCGATTCAGTCCGTGGTCAACGCCACGTTGTTGGGCGGCGATCCCCTTGGCGCTGGCGGCCAGTTGCTGTTTGTCGGCCACGCCGGCGCCGTGGCCGACGGCATCGGCGTGCTGGTCGTGCCTCTGGTGCTGCCCTTGCGTGCTGCGCTCGTGGAAGGGGCCGCCGTGGCGTGGGCGGCGCCCACTACCACCTTCCAGCTTGTCACCGACCTGGCCCTTTTCCGTTATGGGCGCGCGCGCTGGGCCGAAGAGCTCGAACTCGAATTTGCAGAGGTCTATTGATGCGCACCCTGTCCCCAGCCGGCGAAGCCGTGCTCGCACGCATCCTCGCTGGCGAACGTGCCCCGTGGATCCAGTTCGTGCAAATGGACCTGAGCGAGCCGCTGCGGCTCAACACCTCGGGCCGCGCCATTGAGTGGGAAGGGCACACCTGGCACCCCTCGGGCCTTGGCAGCATCGATTCGATCCGCGACGCCACCGGCGAGCTCGAGGGCCTGAGTTTCACCATGCCCGGCGTTGACCAGGCGCAGCTCGCGATCGCGCTTGCCGAGCCCGTCGAAGGCAAGCGTGTCCGCGTGTGGGATGCGTTGCTTGATCCCGACACGGGCCAGGTCGCCGACGCCATCCTCGCCTGGAGCGGCACCCTCAACGTACCCGCGCTGGCCGATGGCCCGCAGGCCGTGATGTCGGTCACCGCCGAGCACCGCGGCGTGGCGGCTGTGCGCTCCAAACCCAGCCGCTACACCGACGACGAGCAACAGCGCCGCTACCCCGGCGACACCAGCCTCGCTTTCAACCAGGCCACCGACGCGGCGCCCCTCGTCTGGCCTAAGGCCAGTTTCTTCCGCAAATGAACCGTTTGCCCGATTGGCCCGCCCGATTGCAGGCGGTGGTCGCCGCACGCCTGTGCGTGCCGTTCGCCTGGGGTGTGCACGATTGCTGCCTCTTCGGCGCCGACTGTGCAGACGCCTGCACTGGCGTTGACCTGGCCGCCGACTTCCGCGGGCGCTACCGCTGCGAACGTGAGGCCTACCGCCTGCTGCACCAGCTGGTGGGCGAGGGTGGTGTGGCAGCGCTCGCGGCCTCACGCCTGCCGCGCGAGATCGCCCCTGCATTCGCCCAGCGCGGGGACATCGGCCTCGCCGTGTTGCCCGAGCACCCTGGCCGCCCGCTGCTCGCGGTGTGCAACGGCACCGTGTGGCTCGGCCCCGGCGCTGCCGGCCTGCTGGCCACGCCTGCGCCTTCGCGCGCCTGGAGCCTCTGAACCATGCCGCAAGTCATCATTGCCGCCGCGTATGCCATCGGTGCCGCCATCGGCGGCTCGGCGGTGATTGCCGGCGTCACCATCACCCTTGCGCAGGCACTCGCGTTCGCTGCCACCATCGCGGTGAGCGCCTACACCTCGAGCCGCGCCCGCCGCAAGGCCCGCGACGCCTACAACGCCAGCCTGCAGGATCGGCTGCAGATGATCGACGTGGTGCCCGATGCGCCACGCACCATTGCGTTGGGCCGCGTGCGTGCGGTCGAAGGCGTGCGCCGGCGCTGGACGAGCGGCGAACACAGCGAAAAGCTGACGCTCGTCGTCAGCTTCGCAGGCCACGAGATCGACGCCTTCGAGCACATCCTTTTCAACGACGTGGTGGTCGAGCTCGATGGCGACGGCTACGTGCAGACCGCGCCCTACCTCAAGGCGCGGTCGGAGATGAGCCACGCCGTGGTCGCCCTGAGCGGCGGCACCGGCTCTCACGACACGGGCGGCACCATCATCACCGGGTCGGCATCGGCCGTACACGGATCGGGCCTCGATGAAACGGCGCTCACGGTCTCCGTCACGGGCACCGTGATCAACGTCACCGGCGGCGCGCCGCCAGGTGCCGCGAACTGCGTGGTGAGCTGGCAGGCACTGTCGAGCTTCTCGGCCGCGCGGGTGCGCCTCTACCGCGGCACCGATGCGCAGAACGTCGGCGCGGACCTGGCTGCCGAGTACCCCGGCAACCTCACCGCCACCGACCGTTTTGCAGGCATCGCGCTCGCCGTCGTCGATCTTGTGTTCGACCCCGACGTGTACCCGCAGGGCGTGCCGAACATCACCGCCATCATGCGCGGCGCCCGCGTGCTCGACCCTCGCACCGGCACCACCGCCTGGAGCGAAAACAACGCGCTGCTCGCCTACCACTACGCGCGCTGGGCAAACGGCTGGGCCGTGCCGGCCGACGAGATCCGCACCGCCGACGTGATCGCCGCAGCCAACGAGTGCCAGCCCGCGGTGATGTATCCGCTGCGCTATCCGTCAGACGATGTGGTCTACGTCTCGCTCCCGCGCTACCGCTGTGGCATCGTCATTTCCACCGCCGGCGATCCGCGGGGCGCGATGGATGAAATCATGGAAAGCATGGCCGGCCGCTGGGGCTGGGCTGGCGGCACCTGGCGCATGCGCGCCGGCATGAGCGCTGCACCGGTGTTCGCCCTCACGCCCGAGTGGATCGCACAGCGTCTCAACGCCGAAGGCCTGGCCGGTGACGAGCCCGTGGTGCGCATCACCAACGGCGTGCCCCGCGAAAGCAAGGTCAACGCCATCAGCGGCACCTGCGTCGATGGCGAGAAGCGCTACCAGGTGCTGCCCTTCCCGGCCATTCGAGACCCCGTGCTCATTGCGACCGAGGGCGAATACCTCGCCGAGGTGGAAATGCAGGGCGTGAACCATATTGCCCACGCGCAGCACCTGGCCGCGATCGCCATCCGCGAAGCGCAGGCCTCGCTGCGCATGGAGTTGGCGTGCAACTACAGCGCCTACAAATGCGAGCTGTTCGACGTCGGCACCATCCTGCTGCCGCGCTACGGCATGACGGCCGAACTCGGCAAGCTGGCCGAGGTCATCGGCTGGGGCTGGCACCCGACGCAGGGCGTCTCGCTGCGCCTGGCCGAAACCGCGGCGGCGATCTACCTGCCAGGCGAGCTGAAGGGGGTTGACCCGGCGCCCAACACCACGCTGCCCAGCCCGTTCGACCTGCCGATGATCGAACACCTGACGGCGAACAGCGACACCACCCAGTTGCTGCGCCAGATCGACGGCACCATCGTCTCGCGCATCAAGGTGGTGTGGGACGCCGTCACGAACGAGGCGGTGCGCAGTGGTGGGCATGTCGATATCCGTTACGGCCGCGTGGCAACCGACCCCGCCACCTGGCCGATCATTGAAGTGCGCGGCGACATGGCAGAGGTGTTCATCGCGCCGGTGCAGGACAACGCGTACTACTCGATCTCTGCCCGTGCCAGCAACTCGCTGGTGCGCGGGCAATGGTGTGTGCCGATCGTGCACAGAGTGCTCGGCAAGATCGTGGCGCCGTCGAACGTCGCAAGCATCTCGCACGTCATCGACGAGAGTGGCGTGGTATTCGTGCTTCCGGAAAACCCCGATCTCGACCGCAACCTCACCGAGCTGCGCGTCGGCGCAAGCTGGCTGGCTGGCGTGCCGCTGGTGGGCACCGTGCGCACCCGCTTTGCCGGCACCACGTGGACGTGGCAGCGCCCCTCCGCCGGCGCCTACACCGTCTGGGCGAAGTACATCGACACCTCGGGCAATTTCTCGGGCGTGGCCACCTCGCACGATGTCATCGTCGATGCGGCGGCGTTGATCCTCTGGGGCAGCATCAGCGGCCGGCCCAAGCTCTACCGAGCGGTCTCGATCGGCTATTCCGCGGCCGTGGCTGGTACGGCACCGGCAGCGCCGGGCCTGCACAACGCTGAAACTGGCGTCAACACGCACGGGTCCGTCATCAGCTACAACGTGGCTGTGATCGCGCGGTCTACGGGCAACGTGGTGGGGTATTCCGGGTTCAACGTGTACAGCGGCGCCGCTGCGAGCTCGATGGCGGCCTACCTGCTGTCTCAGGGTAGCGACAAGATCGTCGTTGTCTGGACGTATGACGAGCCCCGGGACAACCGCCTGACCACCGGGCTCGATGAGGCCATGTATTACTGCGGCGCCAGCCGCGGCGTCTTCGGCTCCCCCAACTTTCATTCGCGCGCGGCGTACTGCCTGGTGGGCATTGCGGGCTGCGGCGAGGGCAACGGGAGTGAGTCCTACCAAGGCGATTTCGACAGCGATGCAAACGCCTGGACAGACATCGCCTTCCAGGTGCAAAACGGCATGCTGATCGGCCCCACCACGTCGGCCAAGCCGCGCACGCTGCGTGACTACGCTTACCTCGGCGACCTGAATGCCACCGCCGACATCAGCCTCGTAGCGCGTGGCAGCTGCCAGCTCGAAGGCAATGCGTCAACCAAGGTGGGCGGTAGTTCCGCGTGGGATAGCGATGTCTACAGCCGTGACAGCTACACCGGCGCTGCATTCGCGTCGATCGCGCTGAGCGCAGCGTCCGCTGAAACGTTGTTCGGCCTGAACGACAACCCCGCGAGCGATTCGACTTACACCACGCTCAACTACCACTGGTACGTGAGCCCGAGCTACATCCACCCGCACGCGGAAGCTACGCCCCTGGGATCCACCTTTTCCTGGGCACCGGGCGATGTGCTGAGCATCGTCTACGACGGCACCAAGGTCGCGTGGATGCAGAACGGAGTAGTGCGCTACTCGCAGGCGGCACCCGCAAAGCTGGTGTTGTTCTTCGACTCGAGCTTTTATTTGCCGGGCTCGCGCATGTCCAACATCCGCTTCGGCCCGCTCACGGCCCGCAACCGCATCTGGCGTCAGAGCACCGCGCCTGGCTTGGATGCAGTCGATAACGACCTGTGGTTCGACACCGACGACGGCAACAAGCAATACACGCGTGAGGCCGGCGCCTGGGTGCTGGTGCGAGACGCCGGCATCAGCGCCGCCCTCGTCGCTGCAGCCAACGCCCAGAGCACGGCCGATGGCAAGATCAACTCGTACTACGCAAACACGGCGCCGAGTTCAGCCGACGACGGTGACCTGTGGTTCGACATCGACGATGGCAACAAGATCTACGTGTGGCAGTCGGGCGCGTGGTACGTGCTGGCCGACACGCGCATCGCGGCCGCGCTGAGCAGCGCAGCCACCGCCCAGGCCACGGCTGACGGCAAGATCACCACCTACTTCGGCGGCACCGCGCCGAGCAGTCCCGCGCCGGGTGATCTGTGGTTCTACACGCCCGACCAGCGCATGTACCGGTGGTCGGGCAGTGCGTGGGTGCTGCAGAGCACAGTGGGTGCCGGTGACATCGGCACTGGCAACTTGGCAGATCACGCAGCCACCGAGGTGTATGTGTCCACCGTGGCCGACGTTGACGTGTACTCAGCCACGTCGGCCAACATCGTCATCACCAGCATTTCCTACACCGCAACGGTTGACTGCGAATGCGTGCTCACCACCTCGGGCTGGGCCGACCACTACGCAAACCTGAGTCAGTGGGGCATGTACGCCAAGATCGACGAGGTTACCTACGGCTCGCCCGGCGGCCTGCACTGGGTCACTGTGTCGCGCAACCCAAACACGAGCGTTGGCAATGCACACGGCTCGCTGTCGCTCACCCGCAAGATCGCAATGTCCGCAGGCGACAGCAAGACCTTCTATTTCATCGGCTGCAGCTTCTGCCCACCCAGCGCGGCAGTCGGGAGCACCTCGTACTTTCGCAACCCATCGCTAATGCTTGAGGTGGTCAAAAAATGAACACCTGGAGCTACTACAACCTCAGCACCGGGCTGTTCACCGGGCAGACCTTTTCGGGCTCGAGCCCGCAAATCGTCAACGACAACGCGCCGGCCGGCTGCGGCCGAATGCAGGGGATGTTTGATCCGCTGAGTCGGCGGGTTGACCTGTCTGACCCCGAAAATCCCACCGTGGTTGATTACCAGCCGCCTGCACCAGTTGACGATGAATGGCAAACGTGGGCCTGGGATGACGAAACAAGACGCTGGCGGTCTGTCCCCACGCTGGCGGCACTGAAGCGCAGCAGGATTGCACCGCTGCAAAACGCCATGGCAGCGATCGACCGCATGCGCATCCGGCCGGCCACCGAAATCGCGCTCGCGATGGCCGCTGGCCAGCCAGCACCGGAAGCCGCCCTCGAGAGGCTCGAAGAAACCGAAGCCGAGCTCGTGGCCCTACGCGCCGTGCACGCGGCAATCGAAGCCGCTGCCGACCAGGCCGAACTCGACGCCACCACCTGGCCCTAGCGCCACCCCGTGCAGACGCCCGCACACCCCCACCGGACACAACAGCCATGGCACCAACCCCGCCAGAAGACTTTGCGCCCAGCCACACCGATGCGCGGCTCGATGCCATCGATTTGCAACTCCAGCGCGGCGCCAAGCGCATGGACCAGCTGGAGAACGCAGTGGAAGACAACACCGCGCTCACCACCGAAATCCGCGACCTGATCGCCGCGGCGAAGGCCGGGTTCCGCGTGCTGGGATGGATCGGCACCGGCGCCAAGTGGGCCGGCGCCGTGGCCAGTGCCATCGCGGCGGTCTATGGCCTGGTGCTGCTCATCAAGGGCGGCAA